GAGAAGAGATGATAGCATTGGCGGATCATTTGAAATACCTTCTATATGGACAGGAACAATTATAAAGGATCTTCAAGATCTCTTGGATGATATGTTTATATATGTGCATACATTAAAAGAACCTTCTAACATCCACCATGAGAATATAAAGGCCATGGAGACTATTATAGAGTATCAAAAGAAATATGATAAGCTATCAAAAGAAAGGAAACAAGGAATGATTACAGACGTTGATGACTTGAAGGAGTTTTTACTTGATTCTAATCCAATAGGTCATTCCTTTGAAACTGTAAAATTGTCTTGTGCCAGGACTATGAGCTCGTTAAAAGCATTTGACTTAAATTTACATGCTAAAAAACACTTTTCTGAAAAAATATCAAATATAACAAGCACCAAATCTGCCATCCCTGAATATGAGAGAGAAATAATACCATTGGAGCCAAGATCAAAAAAGAAAAAAAAGTCAAATCGAAACAAAAGCTCATATGACATTGATATAGAATCCCAACTTTTTAGTGAGCAACGAGATAAAAATGAATTTATAAAAGAGTATTCAAAGATGACAAACTCAAAACTTAGACCAAAACAGCCAATGTCCATAAAAACAAATATAACCAAGGAATCATTTTTGCCAAACAATAACAGATCAAAGGTTCATGATTGCATGCTAGATGTATTGGAGCAAAATGTTAACATGTCAACAATATTTGATGTTGCCGAATGGAATATTTTATTAAATAATTCACGTGTTGTTTCGGATATTTGTATAAAGGCCCAGTATGGTGCTAAGCGTGAATTTTATGTTATTAATGTAGGTGCAAAATGTAATGCCAGAATATTGTAAAACATATTCAGTGAGATTTGTAAAGTAATACCAAATGAAATGATCTCAATACCTGGTGACAAAAAAAATGCTTGTTATGCAAGATTTTTTGAATAATTGTCTTGTAAAAAAAGGAGCAAATCAGCAACTAGTGTTTGTGAATGGGGATTGTACTAAATGGTCAGCAGCTGAAACAATGGAATGCTTTATGTCACTTATAACAGGTTTGAAAGGATTCTTAGATGAAAACATAATTAAATACCTTCTAATAGTAGTTGATATGTGGGCAAATAAAAAAATAACTATACCTGTTAGTATACTACAAAATACATTTTTTACACAAGATGATAAAACAGAGTACTTAAACAACAAAGAACCTGTGATTGATTCTCAACAAAATTTTTTACAAGGCATGTTCAATTACATGAGCTCTTTTAAAGCTGTC